ACTACTTCGTTAGGGTCAAGATCCAATGCTCTGCAAGTATTAACCCAATACCAAAGAATATCGCCCAGTTCTCGTTTAAGGTGAAAGCGAACATCCTCGTTCCAAGGTTTGCCTTGGAATATAACCTTTTTAATAATTTCATTTAGTTCTCCAGTTTCTGAACTCAAACCGATGCCACCCGTAAGCAGTAATGAAACATTGCACGGTGCTTCGTCCTGCACTTCTGCTTCTGTTTTGTGTGCATAGCCACTTAGATATCCCAAGCGTCCATACAAGCGATTTGGATCATTTGATTCGTCAGATGTAACCTTTTCTACGAATTCCTTGTATTTGTTTAGATCAATGTTAGACAATTTAAACTCCTCTAATTTACATATATTATATACTATCTGTTAATACATGTCAAGAGTTCTGGTAAATATTTTTATAACAATCGTTATGCAAAAGGAGAATCCCATGATTAGAAATCTTAACGTAAACCTCGAAGTAGGGCAAGAAATCCTTGTTGGCAAGAACAATAGCAAGGCTAAGATTACCAAAATTGAATTCCATCCAAAGTCAGGGGAGGTATCCATAAACACCACACGTGGGCCGAGAAAGGCATTGACCTTTAGGCTGTGTCCAGATAAAGCACTCAGTTATTAACTGCTAGTTTATATCTAAATACTATTATGAAATGGTTCATAATAGTGTTAATGATGGGAACCTATCCCGACGGCAGCAAGGATGTATTCTGGTATCAGCAACCTAAGTTTGATACCGTGGAAGAATGCAAACTTTATGTTGGCTACAATGCTGGTTCAATCAAACGAGATATGCAGATAGAGTTTCAACTAAAACCAGTAGAAATGGTCTATTGTGTTCGTGAAGATAAACTTGATGTTTTTGGAGTTCCTACAGCAATCTAGTTATTGACAAACATTCCAGGGTCGAATGTTGCCTGAGAACCGTCACTGTATTCTTTACCGAAGTATGCAAGATCCGACGGTGCTTCGTTTTGCCATGCAATAATAGATTCAACTTCCACTTTTTGTAAATCTATCTTTTTGCCCTGCTCGTCTTCTATGTCAATTTTTCTGGTCCATCGACCATGCTCGATTAAAATCCAGTCACCCACATTGTATGGATCAGTATTCTCAGGTCCTTTTGCATATACCTGAGCCCATCTTGGTTTTACACCATGTGCCTTTGCATCATCCGATTGAATGATGATACCGCCTGCTGTTTTAGTTTCTCCGAAGTGCATATTTGTAACTAAAACATCCGCATGAATTGGTCTGATCTTTCCTTTAATCATGTTCTACCTTTCTAAGTATTTTTCTTTGATCTGCTTACTATTTCTTCTTTTACTGCTCTAGGATTGCGCTTATAGTAATCTGCTAAAACTTCTTCTCTTGTTCTAACAATTTTTCCGCCCTTACCAATTTCATCGCCTCGAGCATTTACTTTAGCATTACCTACAGCAGGAAGCAATTCATTGCGTAGGTTAAGTTTTTCCATGTCAATTTCTTTTCCACGCATACTTTTAACTGTCTTACCCATTGTTTTCTCCTTTAAAGAATTCGTTTAGTGGTATATCGTATTTAATCGAGTTGATCTTATGGACCCCTAATAAGTGAAGAACGTAACTAGCCACGCTGGATCCTCTACCTACACCCCAAACTATTCCTTGTTTTCTTAGTGTATCTACTATGTATTTCATTTGTTTCAACAGCATTAGTAAGTTTCTATTTTCATATTCTTCCAGTTCTATATTAACTCTATCAACTTCTTGCTGTGTTTTACATAGATCCAATACATATTTCTTAATATCCATTTTCTTATATGAATCAGGCATGAACCAATTATTTGGATTGAGTTCCTTTTTTGGAACTGGATAATCCAAAAATTCTTTTTTAATCTTATTTGTGTATTTCGTGAGATCGTAATCTGTGACACAATCGGATAGAATATCCGGACCATGTTTTAACACTCCATTTATTAAGTCTTCGATTGTGTTTATCTTAATCGACATTAATTAATTGATCCAAATCCTTATCTTGATCATTTGTTTTAATAGGTTGCATTGCTCTTCTGCGTATCTCATCTCTATATATTGTAACAAATGTTTGGAGTTGTGTCAATAGTTCTCCCTTGCCTAAACGTGCGGCTTGGGTGTATTTTTTGCTCAATTCGGATATTCTTTCTTGTAATTGAGTGTCGTTTAATTCTTTGGGATCTTCTTGAAATGGGTGGAACATTAACTAAATTTTCCTAGGTATCTCATGAAAATTACTCCTGCACTGTGTCTCCAAACTTCTATGAATACAGGATCAGTTTCACTATCTAGTGTAATTGTTCCTGGAAAAGATGGATCCTTTTTAATTACAGTACCGCCCGATGTTATAAAACTAACGGTTGTATTAACGCTACCTGATCTGTAAAGTTCTAGTGTTACCTTCCCCATACCGATCGGTGTTATTTCTGAAGTAAAGACTGGATCTCCCGGAAAATTTAAAAAATCAACATTTATATTTGCTGCTACACGATAAATTTGATAGTTACCATTTTCATAATCAACGGTAGTTGGACTGGCTGAAACTGCGCCTGCATCAAATTTCTGTGTTCTATTGTTTTGTAGTAATGCTCTTTGAATCTTTTTAAGTTCAAAATCATTATCTACATTAACTTTAGCAGTATTATCCTGGAGACCTGTGATTTCGTCCTTAGCATTTCGTAGGCTGGTTTTGATGGTATCAAAGTTATCTCTGAAAACCTGTGTGTCATTGTCCTGTCCAGCAACAGGAAAATTTTCGTTAATGCTTAGATAGTTTATATTACTAGCCACTGTTTTTGTCTCCAATTATATTTATACATATTTATCACTTAACTACTGCAAGAATAATTATCTAGGATCTGTTTGCTGTAATATCATTCTGGAGAGATACTTCTCTCTGAGGAAATGCTAGATAAGTGTCCTGTATTTCACCCTCTATTATGTCTATAACGTATCGATCTGCAACAAAATCCAGCGTTTTAAAGTCAAAATTACTAGCCTTTATTCTTGCCATAACGCTATCTGCTCTACCAGGGTTAGCATAACATAGAACTAATGATTTTGTAAAACCGAGTTCAAACGTTGCGGTTTTTTGTATGCTTCTCATCCATAATGGAAGAAACTCTCTATCTCGTAATCCTATATCTTTAATACGCTTCCTCATATTTTTGGTGCTGTTAGGAAACACCCTTTGAAGATCAGCATCACTAACAAATGGTATATCACTGTCAACTTTTATTGCATCATAACTTACCAATACCTTACTGTTAATATTATCCTTAAGTTCTACTGTAGGACTTATACTTTTTCCATTTTTTTCTAAATCATCTATGATTTCTACATAGATTACTTCATAAACTGTTTCTTGTGTATCAGTATCTTTTGCTTCTGCTTTTTTAACATCGCCTAGAGTAAATCTTTTTCTATAGTGATTTCTACTCATTGCTTGAATATACTTTACTGCTTCCTTACTTTCTATTCCTGCAAAGATTAAACTTTTAATTTCTGATTGTATTCCAAAATTATCATCACCGTATCTATAAATGTCACCCGGCGAAAAAATTGTGGCATCTGTAATGAAGTTGAACCATGATAATCTCTTGGACTTCTCCTGAAATGCTTTAGCATATAAATTTGCGAATGTTGCAGTATTTTCGGAAATTACTGTAATCTTAAATTCTTTTAATGATTCTGCAAAGTTTGCTCCATCTCTAGCACGAATTGTAAAATAAAACTCTTTATCGAAACTAGTTGTTTCTGAATCAAATGTATTAGTGAAAGATCTTGAACCAGTAGAATCAATCAAACTTGAATCCCGTTCAAAGAACCTTGTTAAACCATCATTATCGGAATCAGCAAACTGTCTAACTTTTCCCTGTATAACGCCTGTTGGTAAGAAACTTAAACCTGGAGGTAATTCACCTTCTACTAAATCATAAATGACCCTGCCACCGTATAATAAACTTTTTGCTTCAACAAATAATTTGCTAGGTTGATTGGGTTTAATACTTCCCCTATCCATATCGCTGACCCATTCTATGGCACTTTCAATTTCGCCTATTATGTCAATAGTAAATGTTTTATCAACTGTGCTAACTCCTAGTTCCCATACTGATGTATCTTGGTTTGGTATAACATTTTGATGTATCTGTTTAGATACATAGATGAAACCTTCGAATCTAACCGCTTCATTGATTTGATAAATTCTAGTTGAATTCCAATCTCCGACTAGGGTATAATCTGCTTCGGCAAGTGTAATTGGAAAATTTACGGCCTTTAGAGTAAATTTATATGTTTTAGTAACTGCTGCCTGATAAGGAACACGACCTGCTAGTTCTCCTGTTTTAGTATCAAGTTCTAGTCCCGGCGGAAACGTGCTGTCTGTGCCATCAGGATTTCTATCAACATAAAAATAACTAAGTGTTCCTGAAAGTGTTGGAGGATCATACACGTCTAAGAAAATCGTAAGATAATTGTTCGCTCTCCATCTACCTAGATAAGAATCAGTAAGCCATAACGGTGTTCGATCTCTGGAACTATCTGCTTGGAATAAGTTTGTATCTACTTGTAATAGTGTGTTGTCCGCTTGTAGAAACTCTTCGGTCACAACATAAATTTTAAAAATTCTATTTACTGCATTGACGCCATCAGTTACAGCAATGCCGAAAGTGTATATTCTGCTCAGTTTCTGTGGTGTTCTTCCTTGCTCTCCGTAATCAAATGTTTGGTTATCATAAAAATATGTGTCAAAACCAGTTGAATTATTTTTTGCCACATCCAGTGGAACAGTGTCAAATGAATGTGTATCATATGCTCCTGTTGGGTTGGCATCGTAGTCTAGTGCTAGAACAGGTTCTGTAAATCCTGTTATTCTTCCAGTCTTGGATATTGTTAAACCGGGAGGTAATTTTCCACTGTTAGGAACCAAATAATATTCAAGAGTATCACCAGCAACTACATCAGTGTCTGTGGCCGATAATTGAAAATCCACTTTTGAATCGTCAAGAACAAAATATGCTTCTCCTGGACCAACATTTAAAAATCCTTCTTCGGTAATCCATTCTGGAAAATCTGCTCCATCGACAGATAGTTTAAATGTTCTATCCTTTTCGTCTTCTCCATCAAATGCTCTAATCACAAAACGTGATTCTGTAAATTTTGTAACCTCTACTGGGGTGCCTTTAATTTGATTATCTTTTAAAAAAAGACCTTGGGGAAGCGATCCTGCAATGACAGAATAGGTAATTGTGTTACTAGTATCAGTGGTTGCCGAGACAGGAATATTTACGGTAATTCTTTCTTCAAGAACTCCAAGGTCTCCTGCTGGCGTTGTCCAAGTTACTGCCATTGGTTACCTCCGTTAAGTAATGCTACCACAGTCCAAATTCAAATCTGAATCGAGTGTTAATGTTCCAAAGTCAGCGTTGGACATTTGCATTGATAACTGTATAGCATTTTCATATGATCCATTAATAGTTCCAAAATCATATGTTGTTAGATATTCAGTTACCGGCACAACATTTTTAAATCTTACAGTGCTTCCTATAGCAGTTACTTCAATGTCCTTTATTCCTGTTTCGGAAGCAGGAGCACTAGCACCTTCTAGTGTTATCTGTTGGTGTGTATTTGCATAAACGCTTCCGCTATCAGTATCAAATCTAATGAATGCATCAGGAGCGGTATTTGTTATTTCAATGTTGTCTGCATTGTCAGTTAATACTATTTTAGTACCAGCAACAAGTCTTTTAAATTGTAAATCTGATCCTGTTTTCTGTTTGAATATTCCTGCACCAACACTGCCTGCATTGGTTACCGTTACCGTTAGTTCGTCATTAAGGTCTGCAAAGTTAGCATTAACTTTTTCAAATGCGGTTCTTAGATCGTCACCAGTACCGTCATTTACCAAGTTACCTATATTAATTGTCTGTAAAGTTGCCATTTTGCTTCCTATATCTATATTTAGTGGAGATCAGCCCACCCTGCTGTGCTGTCATTGTTCGCATCCGCAGCATATCCTTGAAATTTTCCTGTTGTTGTATTATAAACCATCATTCCAAAAACTGGTGTAAGTGCATCTATCTGGGCCTGTGTTAACTGAGGAGGCCCAACATATAACTCATCAAAGTTTTGGTTAATCTTATTAAACGCAGTGCGTAGAGTATCCCCTGTTCTGTCGTTTGCGGAAGTTCCGATATTTACGGTTAATTTACTCATCTTACGCTCCCGTTCCAGCATTTAATGTTTTGATCAACGTGGCCAATCTATCCAGCGCCTCGCCTACGGTCGTCGGAGGAGTTCCATTCCAATCACTAGGTGTAGTTGGATAGTATGCTAGACTACCATCTATACCATTAATAATAACTGTGGAATCATCAGCAAACACCGATCCAACTAAATTACCTCTAATGCTTTCTGATTCAATCGGACCGACTATCTTACCTGCAACAGCATCAACTAACACTGTGGAATCATCAGCAAACAATGAACCAGTCATGTCGCCTGTGTGGTAACCTGTGGTATTACCCGTAACACCACCTGATGCTACAATATTTCTATTTGCATTAATTGTGTATCCAACACCTGCTGTAAGATCTAAATCTCCCGTAGCAACAATTTGTATTGCACCAGTTGCTGTATCAACAACGTATCCTGATGCACCTGCTAGTGCTGGATTGTCTTGTGCTGGTGTGTTGCCGTCTTGGAATATGCTTCTAATTGTTGCAAGTGATGGTTTGCTAATAACCGGAGCAATGTATGTGTTATGGAATGCATAACCTAATGGGTTATTTGCTAGAATGCCTGCTTGGGTACGCATATCATCTGTCCACTCTGGAGCAAGACTTCCACCGTCCCATAATTCTGTGTATTCAAACATACAGAAGTTTAATAGATACAAGTATTCTTTTGCGGCTACTTCAAATGCATCAGGATCGGTTTTGAAAGCACCCGGACTTGGCTCGTAGCCTGATGGATCCCACTTGCCGGCATCGTATGCCTCTACCATTGCATTGTACAAATCACTGGTGTCCCAATCAGCGGCTAAGAACTCATATAATTTTATGTCATCTGCAGGTAAACCGTGCATGTGTAGCGTATGGAATACGTGTTCAATTACTTCTTGTGCATCTGTATCTCCAACACCATATCCAGCACCTGTCGAATTCAAATACCACACCATGTCATTTTGCACGTGAGTGTCAAACAGATTAGTTAGGTTCCAATATACAATACCTTCGTCAGTTAAGAAGTTTGGACTATAGTCTGCACCAGCACCTCTTGCCACTCTTTGTATGGTTGGAAGTCCTTCGTGATATGTTCCTGTGTCACCACTTAGTGTTTTAATTAACTCTCT